GGCAAGAAGTGTCAGGCTTGCGGGGAAACCAGTGGCTACATCCATGTTGACCATATCCTACCTAGATCAAAGCATCCAGAACGAGAACTTGATATTGAGAACTTGCAAGTATTGTGTGAGGCGTGTAACATAGGCAAATCTAACACGGATACAACTGATTGGCGTTACAAGTAAAGGGACTTGTTGTGAGTGTATGAAGATTGCTTTTGAAATTAAAAAAGAAAGCAAATTACAGCAAATGCGGGACAACTACGCATTAAAGAAACCTGAGTATTCAGAAAGAATGGTTGAGTGGAGAAACCTTAACAAACATAAGCAAGCCACATATTCATCCCGTAAAAGAGCCGCTTTGCTAGAAAGAACTCCAAAATGGTTGTCCACTTTGGATAAAGAAAAAATTGAGGAATACTATTACACAGCCAATATGCTTGGGATGCACACTGGAGACTACTATCATGTTGACCATATTGTGCCTTTGCGTGGGAAAAACGTAAGTGGTTTAAATGTTCCTTGGAATCTACAGATTCTTGAAAAACATAAAAACCTTCAAAAAGGTAATCAATTTAATGGCTGACCTATCGTTTAAACTTTTGCCTTGGCAGGAGACAGTATTTAAGGATTCCACAAGGTTTAAGGTTATAGCCGCTGGTCGTAGGTGTGGTAAGTCTCGTTTGGCGGCAATTACGTTGCTTATAGAGGGTTTGCGTTGTCCTGCTGGAAGTGCAGTGTTATATGTAGCCCCAACTAACGGACAAGCAAGGCAAATCGTTTGGGATGTATTGATGGAGTTGGGCAGGGAGGTTATCTCTGCTAGTCACATCAACAACATGGACATAACCTTGATAAACGGAGCAAAGATTTATGTCCGAGGTGCTGATAGACCAGATACTTTGCGAGGAGTGTCGCTCACCTACGCTGTGCTTGATGAGGTTGCCGACATCAAACCCGAGGCTTGGGAACAGGTTATTCGTGCTTCTCTGTCAGACAAAAAGGGCAGAGCAATGTTTATCGGCACTCCAAAGGGTCGCAATTTCTTCTACGACATCTTTAAACTGGGGCAGTCGGAAGAAGACAAAGACTGGAAAAGCTGGCATTTCACCACCAAAGACAACCCTTTGATCGACCCTACTGAAATAGAGAGCGCAAAGAAATCCCTTTCCAGCTTCGCTTTCAAGCAAGAGTATATGGCATCCTTTGACAATGCTGGCTCTGATGTCTTCAAAGAAGAATGGCTGAAGTACGGAACTGAGCCTGAGTATGGTTCGTACTACATAGCTTGCGACTTGGCTGGATTTGAGGAAGTTGCTAAACAAGCGGCTAACTCTAAGAAACGGCTAGATCAGACTGCCATTGCTGTGGTCAAAGTGACTGATGAGGGCAAATGGTTTGTCAAAGAGATTGCTTTTGGGCGTTGGGACATTCGGGAAACTGCGGCAACGATTCTCCTAAAGATGCGGGAATACCGCCCTTTGTCTGTAGGAATTGAGAGAGGTGCGTTAAAAAACGCCGTTTTGCCGTATTTGAGTGACTTGATGCGGAAAAATAATGTATATTCCCATATAGTTGACTTGACGCATGGCAACAGGAAAAAGGCTGACAGAATTATCTGGAGTCTCCAAGGGCGATTTGAGCATGGGCGTATTGTGCTGAACTCTGAGGAAGACTGGGATGAATTCAAAGATCAACTTTTGATGTTCCCTGCCAATGGTGTTCACGATGACCTACCCGATGCCCTATCGTACATTGACCAACTGGCTGTTACCTCATACTTCCAAGATGACCAAGAAGATGAGTGGCAACCGCTAGATATTATTTCGGGGATATAAATGGCAACAGACAAAGAAGTCAAACTTGAACAAAACGAGTTTTATGAGCCTACTGAGGCTGACAAAGAATTAACCGCCTTTGTTGTTGACCACTGCACCAAGTGGCGTGACTACAGAGATACAAACTTTCTCCCTGATTGGCTAGAGTACGAGCGCATCTTCCGAGGTCAATGGGCTTCTGAAGACAAGACCCGTGAGTCTGAGCGTAGCCGTATTGTTACCCCTGCAACCCAACAAGCTGTAGAGACTCGCCATGCTGAGATCATGGAAGCTATCTTTGGTCAGGGTGACTTCTTTGACATTGAAGACAACATCCAAGATGTTAATGGCAACCCCATTGACATTGAGATGATTAAGAATCAGTTGATGGAAGACTTCAAGAAAGACAAGATCAGGAAATCTATCGACCAGATCGAGTTGATGGCTGAAATCTATGGTACTGGCATTGGCGAGATCATTGTCAAGACTGAGAAAGAGTACATCCCATCCACTCAGCCTATCCCTAATCAGATGGGTCAAGCCGCTATTGGTGTGATGGAGCGTGACAGGATTGGCGTGAAGATCATGCCTATCAATCCCAAGAACTTCTTGTTTGACCCTAATGGCACATCCATTGATGACTGTATGGGTGTGGCTATTGAGAAGTATGTCTCTATCCACAAGGTTGTTGCTGGTATTGAGAAGGGCATCTACCGCAAGGTCGACATTACCCCTACCTATGAAGATACTGACCTTGAGCCTACCCAAGAGGTTAGCCAGTACCAAGATGAAAAGGTGCTTTTGCTCACCTATTACGGCTTAGTACCCCGTGAATACTTGAACAACCTTGAAGAAAACAAAGAGATTGTCGAATTGTTCCCTGAGAACTCAGCGGCAGAAGACTACACAGACATGGTTGAAGCCATTGTCGTGATTGCCAACGATGGATTGCTCCTCAAGGCTGAAGAAAACCCATACATGATGAAGGACAGACCCGTATTGTCGTACCAAGACGATACGATTCCCAATCGTTTATTGGGGCGAGGTACAGTGGAAAAAGCCTTCAATATGCAAAAAGCTATTGATGCTCAGACTCGCAGTCACTTGGATTCACTTGCTTTGACCACTTCACCAATGATTGCGATGGATGCCACACGTTTGCCCCGTGGCATGAAATTTGAGATAAAGCCCGGAAAAGCTATCCTCACAAATGGCGCTCCAAGCGAGATTTTGTACCCATTTAAGTTCGGTCAGAGTGACCCAAACAACCTAGCAACTGCAAAAGACTTCGAAAGAATGCTGTTGCAAGCTACTGGTACTCTTGATTCGCAGGGAATGATTAGTAACGTGTCTCGTGATGGTGGTCAAGGCGGTATGTCGATGGCTGTTGCCTCGATCATTAAGAAATACAAGCGCACTTTGGTGAACTTCCAAGAAGATTTCTTGATTCCGTTCATCAAAAAGGCGGCTTTCCGCTATATGCAGTTTGACCCAGAGCGTTATCCCTCTGTAGACATGAACTTCATACCCACTGCAACCCTTGGCATCATTGCTCGTGAATACGAACAACAGCAATTTATTGGTTTGTTGCAAACTCTCGGCCCGAATACGCCAGTTTTGCCTGTGATTCTCAAAGGAATCATTGCAAATTCTAGTTTGAGCAACAGATTTGAGATGATGGCGGCTTTGGATGAGATGAGTAAGCCTAATCCTGAAGCACAGCAGATGCAACAGATGCAACAGCAGTTGGCTATTCAGGCGGCACAGGCTAATATTGCAGTTCAGACTACTCAAGCAGAGCAAAATCGTGCTGAAGCTACGAAATTGGCAGTTGAGGCTCAGTTAATGCCGCAAGAAGTTCAAACTAAGAACATGGCGGCAATGACAAAGAATCTGCCTAATCAGGATGACCAAGCATCTAAGGAATTTGACAAGCGAGTCAAGATTGCTGAGTTGATGTTGAAGGAAGCTGACATCAAGAACAAGTCTAAGATTGTTGAATTGCAGATGGCTGAGAAAAACAACAAGATTTCAGGCATGGAAGAAGACTTCCTAAACCAACTTACCAAGCAGTTAAGTTCTGCCCAAACTGGTACTGAATAATGGATGTAGAAAACCTAGCCAAAGAGTTAATTCTCAAGAATATGACTCCTGAACAGCAGATGGCTGTTTTGGATTCTGTGCGTCAGTCGGTTCTTCAAGCCAAAGAAGTGCAAAAGAAGAAGATTGGTGAGAATGTTGACTTGGTTGTCCAAGCACTCAAGAAGATTGAGGCTGACATTCGCAGTCGCTTTGACGATGTAGGTAATTCCATTGAGAAGCGTGTTGCGTCTATCCAAGATGGTCGAGATGGCGCTGATGGCAAGGATGGTCGTGATGGAAAAGATGGAAAAAACGGCAGGGATGGAGCAAAAGGTGATCGGGGTGAACGTGGTCAAGATGGGATTGACGGAGTGGATGGTAATGATGGTGTATCAGTAGTCAACGCAAACATTGACTTTGATGGTTCTTTGATAATTTCTTTGTCAGATGGTAGAGAGTTGAATGTTGGTGAGGTTGTATCTGCCGACATTGCTGAAAAGATCAAAGTTATTAACACCATGTCTACCAATGCGGCTATTGCTGTAAAGGAAGAAGGAACTACGCTTACCAGTGGTGTAAAGAGTTTAAATTTTGTTGGTACAGGTATTACGGCAACTACATCAGGTGATGATGTAACAGTCACAGTAGCAAGTGGTTCTGGCACAGTCACAAGTGTGGCGGCTACGGCTGGTACTGGCATCAGCGTCACTGGTAGCCCAATCACTACCTCTGGAACTTTGACTATTACCAACACTGCGCCAGATCAAACAGTTGTATTAACTGCTGGTACAGGCATCAATACAAGTGGTACTTATCCTAACTTCACTATTACCAATTCTGCGCCCGACCAGACAGTTGCTTTGACCCAAGGCGGTACAACAACAATTACTGGTACTTACCCTAACTTCACCATTTCCTCTGCTGACCAGTTCCAAGGAACGGTTACTTCTGTTACAGGTACTTCTCCTGTTGCATCAAGTGGTGGTGCTACTCCTGCTATTTCTCTTTCTGCTGGTTATGGAGATACGCTAAACCCTTATGCGTCTAAGACTGCAAACTATTTCCTAGCCGCACCTGATGGTACTGCTGGAGTTCCGACATTCAGGGCAGTTGTTGCCGCTGATATTCCTACACTGAACCAGAATACCACTGGTACTGCATCTAATGTTACTGGTACTGTTGCTATTGCCAATGGTGGTACTGGTCAGACTACTGCTAATACTGCATTCAATGCACTTGCGCCTAGTCAAACAAGCAATTCTGGTAAGTATTTGACAACCAATGGTACAAATACCTCATGGGATACAGTGGTTTCTGGTGCAAGTATCAGCAACGATACAAGCACAGCAACCAATCTATACCCACTGTTTGCAAATGCAACATCAGGTGTACCAACTACAATTTTTACTGGTGATGCCAAGTTGCTTTACAAGCCTAGCACTGGTGAGTTGCAATCAACTACATTAGTAGCAAGCAATGGTATTGTGGTAAACAGTAAAACAGTGGCAACAAGCTACACCATCGCATCAGGTAATTCTGCAATGTCTGTTGGCACAATAACGATTTCATCTGGTCAAACAGTCACAGTTTCCAGCGGTAGCCGTTGGGTAGTTCTTTAAAGGATTGAAATGGCATCACTTGTTTTAACAGGAGACACATCAGGACAGGTAACTATTGCCGCCCCTGCTGTTGCGGGTACAAACACGCTGACACTTCAAGCGGGTACTGCCACAAATTCAATGAATACATTGGCAACAGCGGTTGCGTCTACATCAGGCACTTCAATTGACTTCACAGGTTTGCCAAGTTGGATTAAGCGAATTACTGTGATGTTTAAAAATGTCAGCACAAATGGTAGTTCAAACAAGCAAATACAACTAGGTGCTGGTTCTGTAACAACCACAGGTTATCAATCAAGTAGTTCTTTAATTTTTGGGGCTAACTCATGTACTTTAGCGGCTATTACAACTGGATTTTTAATTCGATCTGATGTTGCGGCAGAAGAATTAAGCGGTCATTATGTTTTTACATCATTTGGTGGAAATTCTTGGGTTGGTTCAAGTATTGTTGCTGATCAAAGTTCAACTAGGGTTTGGCAAGGTGCTGGAAGAATTGATTTAGGCGGCACTCTTGACCGAGTCCGCATCACCACAGTCAACGGCACAGACACATTCGATGCTGGCTCTGTCAACATTCTGTACGAAGGATAATCATGTCAATACTTGTTTTAACTTCTGACACGCTGATTGGTACACCAGCCACAGGCAACCTTG